CCGGACTTATATTCCCGCATTACTTTGCTGATTTTCTTTTCTTTTTTCACTATTTTAGTTTGTATAATGTACCTATACCACTGGACATCGGTCTTGCTTGTGGATGCACTAGGCCACCTTTATTATAAAGACTTACTCCTGAGTAGTCAGGTAAGCCTGTATCAGGATCTATTGGAAAATCACTTGCCCCTAGTTCAGTTGGGGAGAGAGTAAACATCGCAGCTGCAGCTGGTAAGCTTCCTAAAAATCCTAAACCTCTAGCTACTGGTCCTGCAAACTTACTAAACATACTCGGTGATGCTTTGGCTGTCGCTGTCTGAAGACTAGTATTTCCAACTGTTCCATATTTAGACAACTTTTGGTTTAACATGTTTTGATTTTGAAATGGACTTCCGGCAGTGGTTAATGTTGTTCCTGTAGGTTTTAAGTTCATACCGGTTAAACTAAGATTAGTGCCAAGTCTTGCATTTGGACCTGGAAGTCTTAGTTGTGGTTTGCCTGTAATTCTTGATTGTGTTCCTGTAGTAAGAGTATTACCGAGTCTTGCTTTTGGAGTCATGCCCATCAAAGCTCTTGCAAACGCTGGATCAACCTGTCCCACACCATATCCTTCATCTACAGCAGGGCTGATGGAAGGGCTGAAAGTAGATTCCGTAGTATATTCATTAATAGTTCTTCTTGGTGAGTAGTCTGGTAAGCCAAATTTATTTACACCTTCTTCATCTTGAGAAGGAAAAAATCTTTCAAGAATAGGATTAGCTAAAATACCTAATCCAGGGACACCTGACGCAAGACTTAACCCTGCTCCAAAAAGTCCACTTCCAGGAATACCTTGTGACATAGCATAGTTGCTTCTAAGAGAGTCCATGATACCCATTCCTGTAGTTGGGTTAACTCCTGTCGATTCATTAAATACACGTTGAGCAAAAGTATTAGGAGCTGCTCTAACTTGTCCTAGTTCATCTCTAAATCTAGGACCTCCTATAGCATTATTTAATCTATCTTGTTGTTGACCAATTAGATCAGCAAAACTAGCTCTTGCTAAATTTCTAGAACCAAACTGGTTTTCCATTTCTTTTGTTGCCGCCAATCGTCCTGCTGCCGCTGCAACATCCTGTGGTGAAAATGCACCTGGTCTTCTGGTCATTGATTTATCTAAGGAAGAAGCTCCTGCTTTAGGCGCATTTGCTTTTGACATAGCAGCAGCCAATTTACCGCCGTAGGCAGTTCCTTTTTTATTAAAGCCTTGTTTATTTTTTTTACCAGAACCTGCAGGGCCGAACTTGTTAGACGACTCTTTAACCATTCCACTATCTCTAATAGAACCTGACCCTTTATTACCTTTTTGACTACCCATTAGTTCCCCTCTTTAATTGTTGCTTGCATTTGACTTATACCACTTTTTGCTAGTGAAACGCTAGCCCTAAGTTTTTGATGCTCATCATTCTGCTCCATTTTGTCTTCTGCTATTTCTCGAGCTTGTAATAGTTTAGCTCGTTCCATTTCTAGATCACTTTGTCCTTCTTCTTGTTTTCTAGCCTCTTCTTTAGCTCTAAGATCAATCTCTCTATCTTTAAGTTTCAATAATGGATCATTTTCAATTTGATTTAACACTTGTCTTTCAGCTTCTGCGTATTCAACCATAAATTCTGCAATTAATTGCGATTTTCTAGCCTCCATAGCCGTCTGTTGTGCTTGAATTTGCTGTTGCATCTGCATAACTTGCGGATTTTGTTGTAATTTAGCCGCATCTGGGCCCGCTTGTTGCATCATTTGTTGTAATTGTTGTCCCATTTGCTGTATTTGAGCGATTTCTTCAGCAAATTCTAATTCTATTTGCTCTCCAGCCATCAAAGTTATGTGTTCCATGCAGTTTTGTTGCAATAATCCCATTGCTTTTGGATTATTTCGTACAATTGTAGTCCCCATAAACTGTAAATGCGCTTTCATGTGCGCTTGGTGGTCTTGTTTTGGAAATGCTTGAAACTTTTTGCCATTCATTGCCATAATATTTTCACTTGCAGGGTCTAATGGTGCAGGTTGCATTGGTGGTGGTAACAAAGTGTCAATGTTTTTTACACCTAACGCTTCATACATGTGTTTGTACGCATGGTACAGGTTGTGAAGTTGCGGATTGGACATTGCCATTTGTAATTCTGTTTGTGCAATCGTAATTCTTTGTGTTTGTGAAAAGATATTAGGATCTGCAACAGGTATAATGTCTACTCTGTCGTCAAAGTCAGTTGCAAAAACTTGTCTGTTGCCACCGACTATATCGTATGGATATGTTTTTGGTAAGTAAGTTGCAAAACATTTAGCAAGTAACATAAACTCACATTTCATTGCTGCATAAATTCTTTTGTGAATTGCTGACATAACCCGCGATCCACGTTCCAAGAGCGCCATAGTTGTACCCACGGCTGCCGATTGATTGCCATCACCCACTTGCATATCTGCAATAGACGCGAAACGTTGACCTGCTTGGACAACAACTCCCATTAGTTGTAGGAGCGTGGCACTTGGATCTTTAAATGGTAACGGCATAAATGCGTCACGAAGATTTCCACCAGGAGCGTCAACATCACGGAACTCTCCCGGCTGCAACGGTTGAGCTTCGTCTCTGACTCGGATGCCTCTTTGTTTGAATCCGGCTGGTAAATTAGACAAGGTACCGGCGTCAAGAAGCTGTCTCAATGCTGCAGTTGCAGTTCGTGACAGTCCGCCGATCATGTGGATAAGGCCGAATCCATAGAAGCCTAGTCCTGGTAAAAACTTAAAGTGTACAAAAAATTCTTTCTTCTTGCGTAACGGATCGTTGACCTCGTACGCTCTTCTTACAGATAAAACTTGAGAAGAGTCTTCGTGAATAGTTACAATGTAAGGTAGTCTCAATCCTGTCTCTTCACCCTCTTTGTTTTTGTCTTCAAAACCTTCTAAGTCAAGTTCAACATGACACTCTAGCAAAGTATGTACTTCGCTTTTTGCTGTTCTTTCAACACCAGAAATATCATCTTTTGTTTCTTGTACTTCGTCTGTTGTATATCCGTCTTCTCCTATTTCAACATCTGCATAAAAACCTGACAGTTGTTGTTTACGTAAATCGTTTTGCGATATTTTAATTCTGTGAATAATAACATCAGTATCTTCTAGAGATGTTGCATTGTAGCTTACATATAAATCTTCAGCAGGTACAAACTTAGAAACACATCTACCCATAACTGCATCGTAATAAACTTTTTTAAATGTTGATCCTGCAAGAGGTAAATTAAATAACATCTGGTCAAACTCTGGCTCATACTCTTTCATGTTTATCATGAGCTGATAGTTCATAAAATCTTTTACACGTGAAGATTGTTTTTCTGATTCTGGATTAACTGCACCTATGATCTGAGTTCTTACTGGTCCTTGTGCAGGTAGTAATTCTTTATATGCTAATGCTTGAAACTGTGTGACAGCTTCTGCAAGCACAGGGTGTGTTGCACCACTTGCGCCTTGGAATGGTTCTGATCTGTTTTCGTATTTAAAACCTAGTAGGTCTAAACCTTTTGTGTATGTGTCTTCCCAATCAGATCTACCTGATTTAAAATCTTCATAAGAATCTTGCATGTCGCTTGCAATCTCCGTCAAGACACCATCATCTAGAAGTTCAACTAAGTTTGCATCAAAAGGTAAGCCGCTTTCTATCTGCGCACTTTCTGGATCAAAGTCAATCTCTGCTCCACCGTCTTCCATCATTTCAATATTTATATCTGTTGGATCATTCGCTTCACGTTCCGTGATCGCTACTTCAACTGACGGATCAACTACGTTAGTTGTTTTCGTCAGGTCGTTTACTTTGTCTATAGCCATTAGTAATATGTCCTCTGTTGTTCTGGCAACTCTTCATCCTCGTAATCGTCTGGATGTTCAACGAAGCCACCTTGTCTAAACCTCATTACAGCTTGAGTCATACTATCCACTAAGTCGTCATGTTCGCCTAATGGAAATGCAGCGCATTCCTCAATAACTTCTTCGGCAAACTTTGTATCGGGTGCCCACACCATACCCGCTTCAAATAGCGGCGCTACAGAGTTTATCCTTGTATGTTTATCATTTCCTTTACTCGGTGTAAAGTTAATAACTGGTATCCCTAGTTTACGCAATTCATACGTTAAAGGCAAGCCTGAAGCTTTTGCTTCCACGATCACCGTTTCGGGCTTCCAGTAGTCATATTGTTCTTTTGCTTTCTTACGTAACTCTGGAAACTCGTATCTATCTTTTACCATGTCTAGTAATATTAAATTTGGTGCATCGCCTTCATTTGGGCAAAACACACCCCAAGTAGTTATGGCACTATAGTCAGCTGTTTCTTTCTTCATAAACGCCGTATCGTAAGATTGTATAACATGCATTAAAGGCGGTGGTTCTGGCTTATCATAAGTTTTCCACCAATGCCTTTTTATAATACTGCCTTCAGCTGCTGTCGGATTTTGTTGATATTGTGCGTTCCATTTGGTAATAGCTACAGATGCTTTCACAGCTTCTAACTCTTCTAGCTTCCAATAACCAGGCCATACCGGCTTACCACTGGGTAAGATGGCAGGGAATTCTATTACTTCCCATTGGTCTGATTTTGGTTCTGATTGTGCTTTCATTAATTTACCTGTCAGATCAACAACGCTCCAGCGAGTCATCACGACAATTATTCTGCCTCCAGGTTGCAAACGCTGCCGCGGTCCAGAAGTATACCACTCATACACTCGATCGTAACTGGCCATGTTCATTGCGTCCTGTTCCGAGTGGGGATCATCAATGATCAAAAGGTCTGCACCCCGACCAGTAATTGATCCCCCGACACCAGCAGCATAGTATTCCCCGCCCTGGTCCGTTTCCCATTTACCAGCGGCTTTTGAATCTTCTTTAAGTCTAGTCTGAAATATATCTTGGTATTCTTGTTGCTCCATTACGCCCTTAGCTTTACGTCCAAACCTCACGGCTAACTCAGCGTTGTTCGTGGCTTG